ATGATTTTAGAATTTGGATTACTTTTTTTTTTTTTTTTTTGAGAATTTTTACCAAAATTTATCTTATCTTTTAACTGATTTATGGATAAACCTTGTTTTTTAGCTAATTCTCTAACTCTTTCGAATGTTGGAAACATTGATATAACAACCTTTCTAAGCATTACGAAAAAATATTTTAGTTTTTTAACGAAAAATACTTGACATGTTTTCGTGTTTAAGCTAAAATATAATTTGTAAAGCGAATGAATAAGCGAAACAAAAAACGAAGATAAAACTAAAAAAATAAGTTTGGCGACTTTGATTATCAGTATTTATCAAGTATTTTGTTAGTGATTTTCTTATACATTGATTTTAGTTTAATTACTAAAAAATGTCAAGGATAAAACTAAAAAAATTCGCAAAAAAATTCGCTTTCCCATTTTAAAGAAAGGAAAGATAAAAAATGAGTCAGCAACATCAAAAATGGATTGCTTTGGTCGAACAGCGATTGAAAGAGAAAAAATGGTCAAAAGCAGATTTGACACAAGCGGTTGGTTTACGAAGTCAAGGTACCATTACCGATTTGCTCAAAACTGGTAAAGGTAGTGTTGGTTTAAAACTACGTGTTTCTAAAATTCTTAGAATTCGTGAGCCGTGGGAAGAATTTGAAGAAAATTAAAAGGAGTAAACATGAGAAAACTAAAAAAACTCAAAGAGTTCTTTGAGTGGAATTTAGACGGATACGATGTTGCGCTTGCGATTATCGGAAGTCTTATAGGGGTGTTTCTAGGAACGTTGATTTTTTGGATTTTATTTAAAAAATAAAAAATTAACAATTAGTGTGATAACAGTCGTTGCGAAAGCAACAGCTAGCGGAAACCAAAACGAAGTCAACCAAATAAACTTGTTGTGTTCTTTGTAAGCTTGATAAAAATAAATCCCCTCATCGGTAACGCCGATGTCGTGACCAATGTCTTGAACCACTAATTTGTGGTGAATTAATTCGCCGAGCGGTTCGCCTTGTTCATCTATCAGTTTTTCATACTGTTCAGGTTTAATGCGAGGAGATTCTTGGGATTTTCGAATATCAAGCAATGATTTTAATAATTTTCTAGCTTTTCGTGAAATGATAATCATACAGCACCTCATTGTTTTTTACTATATTATATCAAATTCAGAAAGGATATTATGAACGAAATTGCATTATCAGACAATCTTGCGCAGATTGAACTTGAAATCAATCATCATAAGCAGATTGCAGGTCAGTCTATTTGGGAAATTGGTAGACGGCTAAATCATGTTAAAGAGCACGATTTGGCGCATGGGCAGTTTGGACAATGGCTCAAAAAGATTGAAATAAATCAGCGAGTTGCTAATCAATTTATGAAAGTTGCAAATGAAATTCCAAATTCGAGTACGTACTCGAATTTAGGTTATAACGTACTCTACCTAATCGCAACTCTTCCAGATGACGAAAAACAAACTCAACTTGACCGTATCGAAAACGGCGATAATCCAACAGTTCGTGAACTGCAAGAGGTAAAACGCAAACTCAAGCTTGCAGAGGCTGAAAATAAAAAGCTCTTTGAAGAAAAAGAGCAACAAGTGAAACAACTCCTAGAGACACAAGTACGTCCGCCAGAGCCTAAACCAATAGTCATTGAAAAAGAAGTGGTTAAAGAAGTTATACCAGAGGATTATCAGTTCTTTAAATCGAATTATGAAGCTTCTGAACGCAATAATGATTTCTATAAGAAGCAAAATTCAGAGCTTCGAGAAGAGATGAAAGAGCTTGAACGTATCATCAAAGAACAACAGCAAAACAAAGCTTCTAGAGAAGAATTGTCTGATTTAGAAGAACGCAAACGAGCCATTTCTTTTGAATTGGATTCTCTTGAAAAAATTGTTGCGCTTAATGAAGCTGTTGAAAGTTTTTTAACAGCACACGCTTCTTTGCAATATTCGTCAGATTTTTCAAATCTTTATAGCAACAGAGATTTAACATTATCTCTACTAGATACTATCAATCGTCTAGAAAAATGGATTGATGACATTAAATCAGAATTACCAAAATCAGAAATTATCGAAGGAGAATAACTATGCGTACTTACAGTCATTTTGCACAAGGAAATATTTTTAACGATGGGCGACAAGCGAACGTTGTCTATACAACAAGAAACTATCAAATGTTTAACTTTAGTAAATTTAATCGAAACGTCTTCTTGTCGCCGGAATTTTTGAAACAAGCAGAAATTGGTTTTGTTTCACCGATTATTGTAAATGAAAACATGACAGTCATCGACGGTCAGCACCGCTTGAAAGCTAGCGAACAGCTTGGTTTACCGATTGAGTACATCATTAAAGAAGGACTGAATGAAGATGATATTGTTCGTATGAACACCGTTCAACGTCCATGGAAGTTGATTAATTATATCGAAGCTTACGCTAACGAAGGTAAAGAAGAATACGTTAAGCTTCTAAATTTAATTAACACTAAGGACTACTATCAAAGCGTAGCTATCATTTCTCAAATCGCTTTCAACTCAAATACTCCAAGAGGAATGATTGAGGCTATTCAAGAAGGTACGTTTAAATTTCATAATTACAATAAGACCGTTGAATTTTTGGCTTATTTGAAGTTATTCAAAGAAAAGACACATATTCCTTACCGTTCAAATCTTTCTCGAGCATTGTATACGTTGCTTACATACAAAAAAATCAACATGGATACGTTGATTAAAAAAGTGGTTTCTACAGGTTTGAATGAAGAATTGATTGTTAAATCACCTAATTACTCAGAATGTATCAAAGAGTTGCTAACAGCTTATAATTATCGAGCTTCTGTAAATTATATTGACTTTGCAATTAATGCAAAAGGAAACGTCATTATTAATAGTGAAAAACACGATTGGGCTCTTGACGAATACGAAAAAGAGTAAACAAAAAAAGGAGTACATGCGTACATACTCCCAGTCATTTTGCTAACACTATTATAACACATTTCCAGCTAGGTTGCTACGGTTCTAGCAGACGCCTCCGAATTATAGATAATTGACATGATGAAACGAACTCCATTAGATTGTCTGCTAGGGCTATACCAGCCTAGCTGGGAAACGAAAAAAGAAAGGATATGGCATGAAAACCCAAAGTATTATCGTTTTTTACAAAAAAGGCTTCAAAAGAATATTTCTTTTTGAAGCCGACAGCATCGATGATACGTTCCGAGCCCTTAAGTATGATGCGTTCAAAGAAAAGGAAGGTAGAACATATTTTTTAGTTGATGGCAAAGAAATTAAGTTAACAGAATAAGGGGATAAATATGGCTACAAAAGAAAGAATCACTGAATTCACAGAAGTGTCATTCACGTACTTAAAAGAAGTTATTCAGGAATCTGATAAAAAAGACCCAGAAACTATCAAAGCAGTTTCTGAGTTGATTAAAACAGTAAATGATTTTATTAAGGTTTACTGATAACGTTGATATTTTCAACGGAATTTAAATTGATGAAAGTAGTTGATACAACTGATGTTACTTGCAAAAAATTATTCTCAATTTTCTTACCATTGCCAGAATAAATTTTTTTAGTTCCATCAACGTATGCTACTTCTAGCAAATCTCCGTTAGATAAGTATTTAATTAGTACGTCAATCACAATAATCACCTCCTTTCGAGATGATTATACCAAAAAAAGCCACTGAAAAATCAGCGACTTACCAAAATACTTTACTTACATTATACCAGAAAGGAAACACAATGGATAGTGTAATGCAAAATTTCGTTGATTGGCTGAAAGGCATAATCAAGGAAACATTAAACAAGCTTTTGGAGATTGAGCGTGATGACGGGTTTCCAGAATTGATGGACGTAACAACGACCTGTGACTTTTTGGGAATTAAATACGACACGTTTCAACTTTACCGTTATTCTGAAAATTTTCCAAAAGAACTGCCAGCCAAACGTTGGTCTAAGCGAGCTATTAAGAAATGGCTTGAAAATCAAATTTAAAGCTTCTGGACAAGGCTTAGAAAGAGAAAGGATTTAACATGACATATTTAATTATCGCAGTAGCAGTTTTAGCGTTTGCTGAAATCATCACATTGACATTGTTCGGTAAACGAGCAAAAAAAGAAAAAGTGGTTAAACAATGGCGCTCTTATGAAGAAAATATGAAAGCTTACAACAATTTTGTAGGTTTACCAGAAAAATCAGTTTTTGGAGAACGATAATGACTAAAGCAGATGAAATCAGAAAATATTATAGAGACAATCCGTTAGCTTCTGCAGAAGAAGTTGCTGAAGCAACAGGAATTGCAAAAGAAAAGATTCGAGCTTACATTTCAAAAGATGTCAAAGCAGGACGTTGTATTAGAACGGAAAATGGTATTGATTATAGCAGTTTCTTTTACGAACAAGAGGAACGTAGCAGTTTGATTGAATGGAAAAATGAGATTCGGAGAGAACTAGTCGAACAGTTGCTAGAAGCTAATCGTAGAGAAACCGCTAGCGACCAAATTCGTTTAAACGCTAAAGAAATTAATAAGCTACTAAATGAGGTGAGTCAATAATGTACACATACGAATATAGCTGTGAATCATGCGGCCATGGTTGGACGATAATCGATGATTATCCACCGTTTGAATGTCCAGAATGTGAAAGCGAATCAATCATTCAAATTTGGAAAGCGAGGGCGTACGATTGAGAGTATATGTCAATAAACGCAAAGAATTGATTTTAGCACCAGATTATTTTGAAAAATATGGTGGCGTCAGTAACGAAACCATTCAAATTAAAGATGGTGAATTTACCAAGGAAGTAGAAAAAGAAGTCAACGAAGCTATGCAAGAGGTTATTGCGCGTTGGCAACCTAAAATTAAAGAACTACCACTTGAAGCACTATTTGCCGAAAGGCAAAGGCAAGTTAAAAACTTTAGTGATTTCGAAACAGTGCTAACAGAACTGGTAGAGGAGGAATATGGGAAATGAAACTTACTAACGCAAGCAATATCGAACTTACCAGAAACTGGCGTATTCTGATTTATGGAAAACCTGGTCTTGGTAAGACGACATTAATTAAACAGTTGAAAGGTAAGACAATAGTATTATCGCTCGATAACTCGCAACGTGTTTTGGCGGGTAGTGAAAACATTGATGTCGTAGAGTTTGATAGAGAACATCCAACAGAATGCATGACTAACTTTCTGAAAGAGGTCGATGAAATTCTTCCAGAATACGACAATTTAGTTATTGACAACATTTCAAGTTTTCAGTCCGATTGGTTCATCGAACAAGGACGAAAGTCAAAAAATGGTATCAGCAACGAATTGCAACATTATTCGCAATGGACGAACTATTTCTTACGAGTGCTAACCGCAATTTATAGTAAGCCAGTTAACATTTATGTAACAGCTTGGGAAGATACGCATGATTTAAATTTGGAAACAGGGCAAATTATCACGCAGTATGTTCCACAAATCAGAAATAGTGTTTTAAGCCAATTATTAGGACTTACAGATGTCGTTGGACGAATTATTGTAAATGAGAAAACAGGCGGACGTGGTGTCGTTTTAGAGGGTTCTGAAGGCACGTATGCTAAGAACCGTTTAGATAAACGTACAGTCTGCTCTATTGAGGAAGTGTTTGAGTTTGAAGCTTAGAG